AATGGCTCCAGCCGGTAGTATGCCAACCAGTTTTCAAATACTCTTTTTGGACAATCCTCCAACCACTGTTCGGCATCCTGCACGCCGAGGCGTAGACCCAACCTATGAGCAAGCGTTAACTCTGGGTTGAGTCTGAGTCTTTTGGGTCGCGCTGAATGTCCTCACTGTCCAGCCCGCATAGGCTTAAAATCACTTTCATCAATGGGCCAGTGATCTGCCTTGGCACGCCACCCCAATCGTCAGGTGTCATGTCGGTGGTTCCATCCTCATCAGCCACACAAGAAGATAACAATTCCCGATCTAGCTTGTCACCGTTCAACGTGCCCTTTGCGTTTCGGCATTTTGCCATTACAGCAGATACATCGTTTAGGCTTTTACCTGTTACAGTAAACTTTTCACCTGCAATAGTGACTTGCTCCGATGGACATTTCCTCTTTTGTAATTTGGCCTTTAGGCTCATTCGCTTTCATCCTCCGAGTAACCCGCATTAGCGTTGACAATGGCAACCAGCTCTTCCAGTCCCGGAGGTGCAAGTCCTGCGGATACTGGCTTACCAAGTTGCTTGGCACACTCAGTCGCCACTGCATCGCAAAGTTCCTGCGGAAAGCCGGAGAGTGGCAGGAAGTGGGTATCGCCAACGTACCCACACTGCACCATCTTTCCGGTTTCCGAGTTCTCCATCAAAACGATGTCTTGATTGAGTGACTTTTCTACAATGCCCCACGGCGTCTTTGTCAATGCGACGTGTGGCTGCAATTTAATTTTCATGGCCTAATGCCCTTTTCGAAAAGGTTGTTGTTTAGGAGGTAGTTGCCTTGGTGTATGTTGGCCCGGTGTCGCCGTTGTACTGAAACTCACATTCGCCAAACATCACTTCACCGAGCTTACCATCTGGTAGCTTGAGGTCGGTAAACTGCGCCGTGCCAGCCAGGTTGGCCGCTGCCACGTTGCCGGTGAAAAGCGGGTAAGTGATCGTCATAGTCTCAGCAGCACCACCAACTACAGGTGCAGTAGCTGAGGCGACGAAAACATACTTGAGCTTGCACTTGCCGATCTTCTTCAGGTCGCTGGAAATCAGCTCTTGAAAGTCGGTGGTTGCAAGCGTGGACACGTCGAGCATATCTATCGTGATTGCTCCGACTGTGATTTCTGTAACTGATAGGCTCAGTGATGACGCGCCGAATGTGGCTGTCATCCCTTGGCCTGTATCGCCGATTAGTGCCATCGCATTATCCTTTCAAAAAGTAAGCCTATATTTCGAGTAGCGCCTTGGTGTAAGTCGGCCCGGTATCGCCGTTGTACTGAAACTCACATTCACCAAACATGACTTCACCGAGTTTGCCGTCGGGTAGCTTCAGGTCCGTAAACTGAGCAGTACCTGCAAGTGTTGATGCAGTGGAATGCCCGGTGAAAAGTGGATAGGTAATCGTCATTGTCTCCGCGGCCGCGCCAACAACAGGTGCGGTAGCCGAAGCGACGAATACAAACTTCAGTTTCACCTTTCCTATTTTTTTGAGGTCACTGGAGATTAGTTCCGAGAAATCCGTAGACGCTAATGCACTCACATCCAACATGTCGAGCGTTCTAGTGCCTATGGTTATTTCGGTTATGGCAAGCGATAACGACGACGCGCTAAACGTCGCTGTCATCCCTTGGCCTGTGTCGCCAATCATCTAGCTATTCCAAATACGAAAGTCTCAAATCAAATTCGGCGATATACCGCCACGTTTCACCGCCGTCGGTTGGTGTTTCAACAAAGCAGCTTAACCCCTCCTCGATCACCGTCCCGCGAAAGTCCACGCCACCACTCACACCCTTGAGCGTTGCTATCCCGCAGTTCTTAATTGCCCGCGCCAGTGTCGTTGCCGCCGAGTGAGTCTGTGCAAAGCTGGTTATCTTCACTCTCGACTGAACAATACCAGCCCTGTCTGTCAGCGTGTGGGTTTCGTCGCTTGTGATAATTTCGTAGGTGGCCGCCGCTCCGTCCGCCAAGTCGCAGTCTTGAGGCAACACGTGTGGGTAAAGCCTTGCAGCGTCTCCCGAGCCGATCAGTGTGGTTACTGCCGCCTTGGAAAGTATGTAGCTGCATAGTGCCTCTTCCATCGCCGCCATTTACGATCTCATGTTTGCGTCAATGTCTTCTGTCAAACTTGCCTTCACCGCTGCAAGCTGTTCTGTTTTCGTTTCGTCGAAAGCCTTATTGATCCAGTTGCGTTCATCGCGGAATTGCTGAACCGCCGTTGTCTTTCCCCATAGCACATGCCGCCGTGGCTTCTCTTGCATGAAGTGAGCCATATTGCCCTCTGGATTCTTTGGTCCTACAACGCCCCATGTGGCCGTGTCGTACTTGATTACCTTTTGACGAATTGTGGTTTTGAGTTTTTTGGACCAAATGCTTTTCGATTTCTTGCTCTGCTTTTTTCGCGAGTCGCCTTTGGGATTCGCCTTGCTATCGGGTGCGAGTTGTTTGGCTTTGTTTGCTACGATCTTGCAAGCCGCTGTTACCGCTCGATCCAGCGGACCACCGGCACCAACCACCAACTTTGGCAAGCGATCTAGCAGTGCCAGCACTTCCTTGTCTCCTGTTATTTCGACTCGTACATCAGCCAACGGGTGCCGCCTTGCAGTAGAGATAGGTAAATCGCTCAATGCCGCTCGGTAACTCTATGTTGACAATGCCGTACTGCTGGCCGTTAAACAATATTCTGTCTCTTACTGAGTATGTGTTGCGGTTGTTCACTTTGAATACTGCTGTAACGCCAGCTTCAATTTGTTTCCCGCGATTGACTTCACCGCCTGTAACCTGTTCGAATGTTGCCGGTTCGCTGACGATTCGATTGATATAGGAAATAATTTTTTGGCGTGACGCATTGATGGTTTCCACTGCTGTCTGCACCGTGATTCGGTGCCTCATGTCGCTAATCTTTTGGCGATGCATCGAGCCAATTCCAGCCATCAGTTTTTGACTCCAAAATAGTCGTACATCGCACCACATCGCAGAGAATCCATTGCCCATTTAATGTGTCGAGGTATCTGCTGGTCAGTGTCTCCGCGATTCATGAACCGAAATGCAACAAGTTCGAAAATCAAGTTTTGGTATTCAGCCGGTACGCTGCTGGCCGTGCTCCCGAACCCGGCAACGTAGGTGATTGCTAGTGCTTCTGAGGTTTCTGGCCTTAGTGCTGGCCATGACTGGCCAAATGCTGGTTCGATAAATGCAGGCTTCGAATCATCAGCAACCTGGTAAACTGATCCACTAAGTGTTTGCGTAGCTCCGTTGGCATCTACATAGCTAACCGATGTGATTGACTGTAGTGGGGGACGCGGCAAGTAAACCCTATCCCCGCTGGGAAACTTACGCAACGACAACTTCCACGTTTGCGTTATCAGGGACCTGCGAGTGTGTCTTTCAGCATCACTGGTAGCGGTCCTAATAAGCCTCCGAAGGTGATCATCGTGCGTTGTGTCTGTGTCGCCAATCTCGCATTGCTTCTTTGCATCTACGAGAGAGACGGCCAGACTAGCGGGCTCAACTATCCGAGTCAGTCCCATCGCTTGCCTTTGCTCTGCCTCTAGGCTTCTTAGCCACCTGTTGATCGGCCACGATTGGCGGGCTGGTTGGAACGATTTGCACAGCACCATCAGCAAGTAGTTTTTCTACCATCGTTTCAGGTAGATCAATCGTTTGCTCTGGAGCAAAATTAACTTCGCCAGCCGCCCGCTTCAGTGTGTATACCAACATAAGCCACAGTCCTTATGCAGTTCCGGCCACTGGCGAAATGTGGGTTTCACCAACGACGGTTGCAGCCTCGGTTGCTGGCAGTGTTCGCAATCCACTACAGATGTAGAGGATCGCTCCCACAGTGGCATTCTGTGTTGCGCGACTGACAACCACGCGGCCATATCGTTTCAGTGGTTTTATGATCCTGATGACCTTAGTAGTATCATCGTCAGTGTCAGCAACTGTAATGCTTGTACCGGCCACATCAGTTGTTGGGCTAGTTGTATCACCCTCCTGGAATTTCACGCTAGTTACAGCACCAGAAACAATGGCACCGAACGGCACGATGATCAACAGTTCCTCAACACCTGTCAAATCAATAGTTGCGCCATTGACTGCAGAAGTTCCTGCAGCACCCGCCGTAACGGTTGTGGCTTGGACTACCCGAATATCTTTTACGCTCATTTACTTGTACTCCGAGAGAATTTTTTGGTAGTAGAAAACGCTAAAGCGACATCAACCCGTTAACTAGGTCGAGCACTTGACGCGAACAAATGCCTCTTCGAGAGTTGGCATACCATCAGTCTTCAGCCGACCGATGTAACCGATCTGGTTGGTGTCTGCATACTTTTCAACAAGTACCTGCACTTCCATATCCAGAGCATCCGCGATCTCATAGTAGTTCCAGTTTGCCAACAGACCGACATAATTGCCGTTCGTGAAGGTATTTGGTACACGCTCTGACTCGTCAATCGGGAATCCTAGCAAAATGTCAGGCTGATTGAGTTGCAATCCAGGCTGCCAGATGTACTGATTATCGTTAGACTTCAGTTTAGAAATCATTTTCACCGCGTCACGATGAAAAAGCCATCGAACAGCACCAAGTAGACCGTTACGATACTGTGCTTTCAGCGCATATTTCGCATCAACCAAACCGTCAGCAAGAATCGCTGTTGCCGATCCAGTGGCAACATCCCGGCCAGTGCTGATGCCGTCGCTGGAAGCGGTGAAAACACCAAGCGGCTGCTGAGCACCACTACCAGTAAGATAGCCATCTTCCATTGTCTCGCCCGCATCGCGAGACATTTCCGATTGCACCTCGGTCACCACACCCTGCATGGTTCGCCGCACCAAATCACGCGATAAGCGAATCATGCCCGTCATGTGGTGAGGAGTCAAAACCTTCTTGCCATAAGTAAGCGCCGAATCTTCAGTTGATACAGTCAACTCACTGGACCAATTGAAGGTATTCATCCGCGCAGTACGCTTGCGAATACCGAGCGACCCGGCCTCCGCTACTGTGTGGATTTTTGCGTACCGGCGGATGAAAAGAAGGTCATCGACTTCCTTCAAAAGTCCAGCCGCAAATTGCTCGGAAGCTAACAGGTAGCCTGCTTGCTCTGGGCTGTCAGATTGGAGTGCAGCTAGTTGTTGCGGCTGCAGTCCAGCAGTGCCACGCTGGAGTACCGTAGCGAAAGCCTGCTCGTAATCAGCCGACCCACGCTTGCCGCAATCAACAAACTTGTACTGAGGCTTTCCGTCGCGACTGAACGACCTGATGGAGACTTGCCGACGATCATCGCCGGTGACTCGACTTGGATTTACTTGCGGGTCATCTGGCCGAATAATAGAAGCATTCTGCCGTGACTCGATGTTCTCTAGTGCTTTGCGTCGCTCAAGAACTGCGGTAATATCCGACGTGTCGGAGATAATCGCGTTGTATTTTTCGTCGCACTCTTTGGACCAGTTGGCCTCGTTAGCCTCCAAGTAAGATCGTGCTTCCGTAACCAACTTTACACGAGCTTCGAGCAACTCTTTGTTGGATTTTCCTTTGGGATCAAATGCCATTTCGTAATCTCCGAACTTCGTTTTCCGTCGGAGATTAAACGACAAAAGGCGTTAACCACCGACAATATGTAAAAACACATTGCTGGAAGCCAACGCCCTTGATCTACTCAGGCATTTCTTACCTCGATCCACTTTGAGCCGCCATCTAGTTGGCCCGCAGGAAATCGCGTTTTCAAATTTTAGTTTCGGGTTTCTCTCCCGCGTACAACAGTAATCTTATCAGGTTGCTAAATGTCTGTCAACTATTTTTTAGTTTCTGCTTCGCCGCCCATTTTTTACCCCAACTGAGCCCGCGCCAAAGCCGCCCTAGCCCCCGCTGGAGCCCTTCGCGTCATCATCCGGCTGATTGTCTGGTCAAGCGTTCCAATGCGATCAGCAAGGCCAGCAGCTACCGCCTCTTCGGCCCGCATCATCTCGCCTCCGCCGAACTTGCTTTCGACTTGATCGATTCGGATTCCGCGATTAGTCGCCATCGCACGCTTGAATTTTTCGTAGCTGGCTCCAATTCGCTCTTGGACGAAGGCCCGCATCTCATCGGTCATTGGTTCGAAGCCAGTGAAGCGTGCCTTCTTCTCTGGAGTCCGTAGAATTTCCACTTTGACGCCCAGCTTTTCTAACCAGCCTGATTCATCAGCATACATCGAGATCACGCCGATTGAACCCGCCTCGCCGCTTGGCGTAACGACAACTTCGCTGGCCGCTGCCCCGATCCACATAGCCGCAGAGGCCATCATGCCATTGGCAAGTGCAACAACCTGAGTATTTCCATTGTCTCGCACCCGCCGAACAGCGTCAGCGGCTTCCGGCGTCCCGGTTACTGTGCCGCCTGGACTGGTCACGTTCAGCAGGATTTTCGAGACGTTTGGATTGGCGTCTAGCATCGCCATCATCCTCGCGAATGCGTCCAGCGAAGTGCCGCCATAGTGGCCCTCTGGAGAGAGTACGCCCCATAGCGGAACAACGGCCAACATATTGCCAGTGGTGGTTGCTGCTGCTGCTGCAAGTTCATTGCCGGACTCGTCAAGGTATGACATGGCAGGCATGGAATCTACTTCTACGCCATCGCCACGCAACCTTGCCAGCAGAGTTGAAGTGTATTCTGGTAGTAATGCCATCGGTTCCATTGGGTCAAATCGCATTCTGTAATTCCTCTGCTGTTTTGGCCGTTCCAGCCAGTTGATTGAGCCGCTGAATAATGCCGCTGTATAGCTGATCGATTCGCGGCTGAATCGACTGCGGCCCCTCTTCGGCCTTCAGTCCGTCGAGCCATTCAAGAAACTCTTTTGGATTCTTTGCCTTGGCTTTTGCTTGTGCGATTAGTCGCTTTTCGACTTTTGCAATGTAGGCATCCGCTACATCGCTGTAGTCAATTGCGGAATCCTCATCCTCATCCTCATCCTCAACATCCGGATCATCTTCTTCGTTATCTGCTGTCGCTGGCTTTGGTGCCTGTGGAGCAATTAACGCCTGGTCATCCTCATAGACAATGTTTGATGGTATTCGATAATCCGCCGCGCGGGCCGACTTGCTTGGCCCGAAGTTTACTTTCCGCCTGCCTTCGTCCTTTGTGATCAGTCCATTGTTGTAAAGCTCTACACTGCCAGAGGCCCGTTCACTGAACGGCACCCAGTCAAGGGACTCATCATCAACGTCTATTGAATGAGAACCTGACTCCAGCTCATCGCCCGATAGTAGCTTCCTGTCATATTGTGCTCGAAACTTGTTCACCCAAGGCAGTATGTCATCGTCTTTGTGTTCGTGATTTGCTTGCTCAAGTGAAGCAAACGCTGAGTTTGCACCGTCAATCAGCTTATGGACTTTAATGCCAATCGCCATCGCAAGCAACCGGATATCAAACTGCTTACCCTCTAGCATTTGCGATTTGATTGGATCGATTGTTACTTGCTGGAACTTTGCGCCCTCCTCCAACAGTATGACCTTGTGCGCCTTACCAAGTCCGCTCATCGCCTTCTGTAACGATTGCATATAGGTCTCTTCGGACTCTTCATCGAGGCTTCCATCCATTTGAATAAAGCCTACTGGATTAGCTCCGTTACTGAAAAAGCGATTACTGAACTCATCCTTGGCCATAGCGCCGCCAAAGCATTCTGTCATTAGCTCGACGATATCCCAGCCCCAGTATGGATTACCGCCGAGCCCACGAATGTGAAGAACATCGGAGTAGTGAAATAACTTCACCTCCTCGCCAATTTTCGTCTTAATCATCATCGCGCCCTCCATGTCTGGATTGCCAGATAAATCGGCCATTTGCTTATTGATCTTCATGTACTCTGTTCTGTCTGGCAGTAACGGCAAAAGTTCAATGTGCCCACTTGCAGCTTCGCGGTCAATATAGGCACAACCGTTGCCCCAAAGTAACGCCCACTGTGTTAGCTGCTGCCTGAGTGTTGGAGCATCGACATACCTGTTAGCCATCAGATTGACGCATCGCCACGCCGGATGGGATCGCTCAAATTCTCTACCGTCCTCTTGCTCCCTAAAAACGTACCAGGGCATCCCAAACATTTTATCGGTTATGATCTGCACGGCTCGCTTGATGGCTGGCATCGCGATAACCTTGTCATGGCTGACAGCAACGCCTGCTGTATTTTGCATTCCGAGCCCCAGTATCCTTGCCACTGCTGGATCACGTGGATGAGAGCCACTGAGCGAGATAGCTGAAAACATCGATGTCACCGCTTCTAAAATCATTTTCTTACCGCCTGACTTTGCGCGTAAATCGATAAAGCTACCATCGGCAGGCCAACCGTCAGTAATCCCAAGGGAATAGCCACCATGAAAGCCGCAACCACACAGCACCCATATCCTAACAAAAATACAAAATTAAGTAAAAGTGATTTCATGCTGTGAGCACCCCGCGCCGTCGGTAAACACTAGACCGCTTTGGTAGGTGCTTAGTTCCCCAGTGAGCCATAACACTAGCTACCATACCGTCAATCTTTCGATAATCGTCCGTCTTGTATGGTTTCTTAAGCATTCGAAAGCCTCTAGCATTCATGTGGGTTGCTGTATGGCCTGCCTGCCAATTAAGGCAAGGGTTGTTGCAGTGGATTAAACTGCCTTCGATAACTGCCGCCTCAAAATCATCGATTGGCTTCTCCATCATCTGAGCATTTTGAGGATACTCGATCTGGTTAATTTTCGGGAACTTTTCCTCACACCACTCGGTAAAGTCTGCTGCAAATGTCCTGTCTTTCACCAGCACTTTGATTTCCAATAGCTTCGTCAGCCGCTCAAACTCTTCTCTAATGAAGCTCTCTTGGATGATGTCGCCTGGAATCATTGCGAGGCTTCCGGCAGCAACCCACTCTTTGAATGCCGCTTTATCCGCATTCGCTTCGATGTAGCTTTCGGTCATCCACAACCGAACGAACAATTGCACCTTGTCGCCAACTGGAACGGAGATTCCAAGAGCCGACATATCTTTTGTTTTACTAAGGTCCATACCAATGGATGCAAGCCTACCTCGGTAGTCTTCGATTACGTGCGATTCCCCGCAAGCCGCCCACTGATCCATTCGCAACCATTGGTTGGCTGTGTGCTGCCAGATGTTTAGCCGGTACATTTTGAAGTCGGCCAGCCCGCTAATAGTCCGCCTTGATGTATTGTAGTCCGCCAAGTATTCTTCTTCGTGTGCTGTGTGGCCCCATGCAGGATTGGCCATCTTGCCATACTTGATTGGATCGCTTGCAAGCTCTGCATCGGTTAATGATTGCGGAGCTTCGTAAATTGCAACAAACATTTGATCATTTTTTTCCGCTCCGCTGATAACCTGACGTGCATAATCCTGCCGTTCCTTTCCGTAACTGTCAGGATTGTTGCCTGCGGTTGATACCTCAATATGGAATGGCTCTGCTCGCGAGATGCCAGCCCGCGAAATGATCTTGATAAAGTCTCTATCAACGACGTGTGTTTCATCAATTAGGATGTTGCCATTGATGCCTTCCTTGCTTGTCTTTGTTCGTTCGTTAGCCGACGAAAGCGGCTTGTATTTTGAGCGCGTTGGAATGTGCTCGATGCTTTTTTCGTTGCGGTTTGTTTTGCATTCGCTGGCTAGTTCAGGTGATTGCTCAACCATTGCGATTGCATGGGCCATAGCGATGCCTGCCTGCGTCCCATCTTTCGCACCGCCGAAACACTTCGCGCCCTGCTCGCCATCGCCGCAAGTAAGGTACACGCCCCATGCAGCAAGTGTTGGTGTTTTCTTCTGCTTCTTAGGGATGTAGATGCAGGCCTGGTTGAATCGCCGAATGACTCGGCCCCATCGCTCCGAGTCTCGCACCCAACCGAACATTCGCATCGTGCATTCATATTGCCAATCAGGTGAGCCACCGCCTGCAAGCCACTTGGCATACTGTGCTGCTCGATCAATTGACTTTTGCTCTCCACCTTCCTCCCATTCGTCAAGAATTTGATGATCCACATCAGGGCACCCAGAGCGAAGTAGCACATTTTGACCAGCCCATTCACCCTCGTAAAGCCTGCAATACTTCTCAATCCACCAAACCGTATAGGCTCCACGCGCAGGATCGAACCGACAACCGCTAGCCACCGCTAGCCTGTCCGATTCGTTTTTGATCCATTGCTTGGTCATGTCGTCCATTTATCGCTTCCGACTTACTACACCCTGTTGAACGGCTGGCCTCTTTCGCCTTGCATCAGGCACAAGGCCAAAGAGCTTTTCATACTTCTGAATCGTCTTTTCAACTTGGAACCGGCGATTAATAGCAGGGTGCTGAATGATCGCTCCATTTTTCGTCTGGAAGTATTCGCCACTCTCAGCCACAACAGATAGGCAATGTGCTATTTCGTCATGGGCTTTGCAGTAGTTTAGCCAGCCAGCCAAATCGCGCTCTACAAGGCTACCATCCACCCACAATTGAGCGCCACGCCGCCACGCCTGCTTACCAGCTTCGCTAAGCTCAGCGGGAGCACTTGGAAATCTCGATCTCATCGGGAGAATTTGCGGACTCAAAATTCAGCCCCCTCAAAAAACAACAACAAAAAC